TGTTGCTGCTGACGGGCCTCGGAGGCATTGCGCTCACGTGGCGACGGCGCAAGTAGTGCTGTATAAGCGGGCTCTATGCGTTACTCGACCATGAAGTCGTTAGGGGCTACTCACTGCCATCAATGCAGCCCGAGAGCCTGGCGTGGCGTACCCGATCTAACGGGCGATTATGACCTCGACGCCACGATCGCACATCGCAATAACCGCGACCTGCCTCACCGGCTGGGCCTCTACACCAAGCGCACCAGGGAGTCCTATGGACCGCGAACAGCGTACGGCGGGTACCACGGCTATTCCGGCGATGATTGAGTCCCCGCCCGGCAATCTGCCCTTCGAGGAGCCGCCGCCTCCACCTGGTAACAACAAGCCCGAGCAGGACGAGGACGACGATGAGGAAGAGTAAATCCTACAAAGCGGTCGAGATGGCGCCGCCTAAAACGCACCTGAAGCAGTCGCACCGGCAGATGGAGACGCCGAAGCTCGACAAGCCGATGAAGTACGAGCGCTCGAGAAAGGGTAGCCGCAGTTGACCGATGCCGAGCTCGCCAAGCTCTACCAGGAAGGCTTGAACCATAGCCGCGAGCACGCGTTGCGGGCGGTTTACGATGCGGGGTTTCACGAGGGCGTGCTCTCGACAAAACCGATACCCGAACCTGAGGTGACGACCTATGCCGCTGAAGAAAGGCAAGTCGAAGAAGATCGTGAGCCGGAACATAAGCGAGATGGTTCACGCTGGTCACTCACAAAAGCAAGCCGTAGCGGCGGCCCTCTCCACAGCAAGAAAAAGTAAGCGCAAGTAGCATGCCGTTCGGGCCAGGCAATACGTGGGGTCGGCGCTCGAGGTTGTTCGAGCGCGCGTTGATGCGCGCGATTGACGAGGACCGCACGGCGCTGGATCGCATCGCGAAGCACCTGTTGAACCTGTGCGAGGATGAGGATGCGGGCGTGGCGCTGCCGGCGATCAACCTGTTGGCGAACCGACTCGACGGCAAGCCTCACCAGACGGTCGACAAGACGATCGATCACAACGTAAACACGGGCAATGCGACTTCTCTCACTGAACGACTCCAGGCCGCGGCCCTTAAGAGATCGGATCCAAGCTCTACCGTTCAGTGAGCTGCTGTGGTCGTGGGATGCGATCGATGGGAACGGGGACGACGTACCCGGTATCCGCTGGCTGTGCGAGAACGATCGCTATTACCTCCTGGTCAAGATGCTGCGCCGCTACGATGCGTGGCACCCGTGGCTCTATGAGCGCTGCCGCGAAGTCGAGGCCGCACCCGATGGGCACATCGACATCTGGGCGCGCGAGCACTACAAGTCGACCATCATCACCTTCGCGGGAGTCATTCAGGAGATCATTCGCGACCCTGAGGTGACCGTTGGAATCTTCAGCCACACCAAGCCGATTGCTAAAAGCTTTCTCGCTCAGATCCAGCGCGAGCTATCGGCTAATCTCAACCTCATTGCTTCGTTTCCAGAGATATTTTGGGAGAACCCCGCTAAGGATGCTCAGTCTTGGTCCCTGGATTCTGGTATTACTGTACAGCGAGAGGGAAACCCTAAAGAGGCGACGGTAGAGGCGCACGGGTTAGTGGACGGGATGCCGACCGCCAAACACTTCCAACTGATGGTGCAGGACGATGTCGTCACGCGCGAAAGTGTCAATACTCCAGAACAGATACAAAAAACGACCGAGGCTTGGGAGCTCGCCGATAACCTCGGCACAGTGGGAGGCCGCCGCTGGATTATCGGCACCCGATACCACTACGCAGATACATACGCAGAGATCATTCGCCGCGGAGCTGCTGAAGCTCGCATCTACCCTGCCACTCGCGACGGAACTCTCACTGGCACGCCTGTTCTGTTCACTGCAGCGGAGTGGCAGCGTCGAGTGCGGGATCAGGGTGAAGCAACTGTCGCGTGTCAGTTACTTGCGAATCCTCTCGCGGGTCACCAGCGGATGTTCGACACGTCCGACTTACGAGTATACGAGTACCGACCGGCGACACTGATGGTGTACGTGATGTGCGACCCGGCGCACTCGATGCGCAAGGGGTCGGATCACACGGCGATTGCGGTTATCGGAGTCGACTATGCGGGCAACAAGTATCTGCTCGATGGCGTGGATCATCGTATGGAGCTGGTCGACAAGTGGCGCTGGCTGCGCGATCTCTGGGACAAGTGGCGCGACGAGCCCGGGGTGCAGGGAATACACGTTGGGTACGAGCGTTATGGTGCGATATCGGACCTCGCCTACTTCCGCGAGCGGATGATGGTCGAGGGTGTGAACTTCGACATCTCGGAGCTCGAGTGGCCGCGCATGGGGGAGGGGAGCAAGAACGACCGCGTGCAGCGGCTCACGCCAGACCTCAAGCGCCACCGGTTTTACCTGCCGTACCCGACCGACGATGAGCACCTGACCGCCGGCCAGGCGCGCCGCAAGGCGGATGGGTACGAGCACCTGCTCTCGCGCAAGATCCGGCGGCTCGACCAGGACAAGAAGGTTTATGACGTCACCGAGCGGCTGCGTATGCAGTTCGCTTACTTCCCCTTCTGCGAGAAGAAGGATTTGATCGACGCCGTCGCTCGCATCTACGATCTGGAGGTGAGACCTCCGGTTTACGTCGATCAGAACACGCTGGAGCCTGAGTACACGTGAGTGAGATCATCGAGGCGGGGGACGCAAACGAATCACTCGACCTTCAAAAGGCTAGAGAGGTCGCCCACACGCTTGAGAAAATCTACCCGGGGCACCCGTTTCTGGTCAGCTTTCAAGGACGTGTTTTGGTTGTCCGCCATATGCTTATTTCTGCTCTCGTTCGTAGCGCTCTCGGTCGGGACGGTTTCGGTTTTGTACTTAAGCATCTGGAAAGTCATAGTGCATCTGATCTCGCTCATAGCGCGATGGTAGCGGGGGGGCAGATGCTGGAGGCCTTCGGTCTGCCGCGAGGAAAGTGGGACGGCCGAGCACCGACCGTCCCGAGTGGTTGGACGCGAAAGAAACCGGAAACGTTTTAATTAGATTTTAGAAGCATTTTCTCGGAAAAGCTGCATGATCCTTGCCGGATTGGTTTTCATTTGCATCCCAGCTGACAACTGCTGGCTTAACTTGTGAGTAGCAATCCATCTAATCATGGTTGGCCTTTCCTGTTCATCCGCAAGGCCGATGTATTTCATGACTTTCTTTGAGAAGTTCCAGATTTGCGGACTGATGTTTTTTTCAACTAGTTCTTTCAGAAAATCCTTACCCATGACCTTGGCGAGCTGATTAATGCATACCGAAGTAGGACCAGACGGCAACTCTCCGTCTCCGAGAAATACCTGTACCCATTCGATGGCACTTAGGGGTTTACTTGCTCCGGATACGGCAGCGAACAGTTTTGTCGCATCTCCTTGTGAGGAAACGATAACGGGAATTACGGGCCAGCCGAGTTCCTTCGCAACTCGAACTCGACGGTGCCCATCGATTATCGTGAATTCACCATTATCAGCTCGACGAGTGACTAGGGGCGGGTATTGCAGACCTACTTCTTTAATACTTGCTTCTAGCTTTTTGAGTGCCCCATTGAGCAGGGTCCTGCTTTCTGGTTGGTATGCTGCATTCATCAATTTGTGCGGGTCTACTTGCAGTACTGGATAGCGTTCATCGATCATGACATGGACTCCTATGTGCAAACTCACATTGTTGTTGGTTAATCGTCTCACGTAGGAGTCTATGTCATTTTTATGATGGTTTCAAATAAGTGACTACCTCCACTCCCTGGCGCCCGCAGCCGCCCTCCATTCAAGACCCGGAGGCAGGGGACGTCGCGCTGTGGTACGCGGGGAACGAGGAGGAACAGAGTGGGATCGAGACGGAGGCCGCCGAGGTACCGGCCGAGGAGCGTTCGCAGCCGAACTGGCTGAAGCTCGCCAAGGACGCGTTTCGCGACTCGACGACCTACCTCGACGCCAACTACCGGCGCAACTGGGACGACAGTCTGCGCATGTTCAACAACCAGCATGCGAGTGACTCGAAGTACAACTCGGAACTCTTCCTCAAGCGCTCGCACACGTTCATTCCCAAGACCCGGGCGATCATCCGCAAGAACGAGGCCGCAGCTGCCGCGGCGCACTTCAGTAACCTCGACACGGTATCGATCAAGGCGCAGAACCAGGCTGATCAGCGGCAGCGCATCTCGGCCGAGGTGATGCAGCACCTGATCCAGTACCGCCTGACGCACACCATTCCGTGGTTCCAGGTACTGATGGGCAGCATTCAGGACGCGCAGACGCAGGGGGCGTGCGTCGCACACATCTACTGGTCGTTCAGGTCACGCAAAGTAAAGGGTGAGCTCGAGGTCTACGAGGACAAGCCCTGTATCGACCTGCGACCGATCGAGAACATACGGTTCGATCCGGCGGCCTGCTGGTACGACCCGCTACATACTTCACCCTACCTCATCGACATGATCCCGATGTATGTGGGTGAGGTGCGCGAAAGGATGGAGAACCCAGACCCTAAGGGGAGAGTGTGGAAAGAGTATGGAAATACCACCTTCAGGATGTACATGGACAGTCCTGATGATTCCACACGACAAAGCCGACTCGGAGACGCCCGACAAGATCCTACGAAGCACCGCCGCACTGTTTCCGAATATGACGTTATATGGGTCCACCGACATATCCATCGATTTGACGGACAGGACTGGGAGTTCTACACACTTGGAAGCGAACGTTTTCTTACTGAACCCGAACCCCTGAAGATGACGGTGTTCCATGGCCGGCGGCCCTATGAGATGGGAACGACAGTACTTGAGACTCATAAGCCACTGCCTACACCGGTACCCATACTTACTAAGCCCCTGCAGGATGACCTCAACGAGGCGCGCAACCAGCGCAGTGACAACGTCAAGTTCGTCCTCAACAAGGGCTGGTTGGTCAAGCGCGGCAAGAACGTCGACACCGCCGCGCTCACCCGCAATACCCCCGGCCGCATCATTCTTCTCGACAGTATTCGTAAGGATGACCCGGATGTGGCTGAGCAGACGTGGCCTGATGTCACGCAGTCCGCTTACCTCGAGGAGGACCGGATCTCGGGCAACTTCGACGAGCTCATCGGCAACTTTAACCCGATGCAGGTGGCCGCGCAGCGTACGCCGCGCGAGAGCGAGCGGACCATGCTCGCGCTTCAGTCGCCGTCGAATCTACTTACCGAGTATCTGCTCAAGACGCATGCGACGACTTTCGTCGAGCCGGTGCTGCGCCAGCTGGTACTGCTGGAACAGTTCTACGAGACTGACGAGAGAGTGCTCACCATCGCGGGCGAAAAGGCCCAGGTGCGGCAGAAATTCGGCATCGACAAGACCACCGACACGATCCTCGAGGAGGAGCTGACGGTCAACGTGAACGTCGGCATGGGGGCCACCGACCCGGTGATGAAGCTCAACCGGTTTCTCGCCGGGTTGGTGGGGTTAGCCAAGATCGCGGTACGGCCGCCGCCGGCCTTGAACCTGACCGAGGTGTACAAGGAGATCTTCGCGCTATCGGGTTACCAGGATGGCGAGCGATTCGTGACGGGCGGCGACCCCGAAAAGACCATGCTGCAGCAGCAGATGCAGAAGATGATGCAGCTGATCCAGATGCTGAAGCAGAAGGTCGGGGATAAGCACGAAGCGAACATGGTGAAGATGCAGACATCGCGCGAGACCAACCTCACCACGCTGATCAGCCAGGACAAGGAACACGCGCACGAGAAGGTCATGGCGCTTGCGGAGTACATCGGGGCGATGGAGCAGGGGTCGATGGCGCCACCGATCGATCCCAACAAGGTGATGGCGCTGCAAGCGCAAGCCAATAAGACCCAAGAACAAGAGAAGCAGAAGCGGGCCGGAGAGGCGCAGGAGCACATGGCCCCGATGATGGAGGCGCTGCAGGGAGTGTCTGCGCAGCAGAGCGAGTTCGCGCAGGAACTGCAGCGGCTCAAGACGATGCGCCGCAAACGCCGCGGCAAGGCCGTGTTGCCATCTGGTAAAGAGATGATCTTCGAGATGGAGGAGTCGTGAGTGGCGATCTCAGTTACCGCCAACCAGAACACGAACTCCACTTCAGGCTCCGCACCCTTCACCGTTGTGTTGAACCAGGCGGCGCTCACTTCGGGTAGCGTGCTGATTGCGGTGGTGAGTTCTACCGGGATCACCCCCACGTACACCGTGAGCGATCCCACGAATGGCACCTGGAGTGGGCCATTCGTGAGATCTACTCAGGCGTCCAATAGTGCGGTGATGCTGTACACCACCAACAACAGCAGCAGTGCAGCGAGCCTCACGGTAACCTGCACCATCACCGCGTCCTCTACTGGGGTCATGACGGTGTTCGAGGTACTCGGGATCACGACAACCATTGACCAGAGCGCTATCAAGGCCGTCGTGGGCGGCGGCTCTGTCTGGACCTGCGGACCCACGGGGTCCACGACCAACCCCAATGAGCTCTGCGTCTTTAGTACCCGTGTGACGAGTGGTACGGAGACGTGGTCTAGTTTTTCTCCGTACACACTGGTTGACTCTACGCACCTCACGACTGCTGTTCAGTTTGTGGGCTACAACGTGCTCTCGAGTACCGGCCCGCAGTCTGGGAGTGTATCGGGCGGAGTTGCCGCGGCAGCCTCTACCTTGATCGCGACGTTCCTCCCCTTCGTCCCCCCGCCTTCCACAAAGCCGGGAGGAACCGGTTCCTCGGAGTCGGACGAGGATGAGCAGCGGGAACGGCGGCGACTGTCATTGAAGAACAAGCCGTCCCGCAGGGCTCAGGTTCGCCTCTCGCGCGATGTGTACCGGGATGAGATGGAGGCACTTACAAAGCGTGTAGCAACCGCACGCGAGGTACGGGAGGAGATCGAGTCAAAGGCAGCCGCGGTAGCCGAGGGACCAGTTCCGCTCTCTGTTCAGCGGTACATTATCGAGCAGGAGCGGGAACTGCATAAACAGCACTTAACTTCTCGAGTTACTGTATACGTCAAGGCTAAACGTGCGCGCGCCACTGCACTGGAGCGCTTGAAGCGCCTAGCCGACATCGCGCGGCACAACGAAGCGGTGGCGAAGGAGACCCTTCGCAAGGTGACCGAGCGCATAGACGAGGAGGCGGCGACGCACTTGATGAGGTTCCTGATGGAGGAATCGTGGCTCTGAACCCCGAGGACCCCACTGTACGCTGGGCGGCTTTCGGCCGGCAGGTCGAGTTCTTTTTAAAATCCGACGTCGGTGATTACTTGCTCCAGCGGTACAAGCAGATGATGGACGAGGCATCGGAGCAGCTCAAAACCATAGACCCGCACGACTGGCAGGCCATTCAGCGTGCACAGAACAAGATCAAGGTGGCCGAACTATTCATGACAAGCCTGGCAGAGGCGATTGCCGCGGGCGAGTCAGCGATGGAGGAACTGAAGAATGCCGCGAATTAAAGAACCGACCAAGGCCGAAAAAGAAGCCGTCGAGGTCGATAAAAAACTCATCGCCGCGGTCGGTAACACGAACAAGGAACAAGTCGACCGGCGCAACGAGATCGCCGACCGGGCGGACGAGTACCGCCAAGAGGACTTGGCTGAGTTCGACGGAAACAAGGTGGTACCGCCGGATCCTGAAGAGGCGCGCGCAGCTGCGGAAGGTGAGGCCGCAGAAGCCGAACGGGCCCGCCTCGAGGCCGAAGCCAACGAAACGGAAGCCCGCCGGCTCCAGGAGGGCGGCACGACGGCCCCCGCCAAAGTCTATAACGTAAAGATCAACGGCCGTGACGTTTCGATGACGGAAGCCGAGCTCATCGCTCGAGCCTCCAAGGTGGCCTCGGCGGATGAGTACTTGCAAACGGCCGCAGAAGCTGTAAAACGGGCTACAGCGCAGGGGCCATCGCAAGACGTCCCGGCGACTGGCGGGGAAGCCGTCAGCGAGGACGTCCTCACCTCGGCACTACAAGGGGACCGGGAAGCGATAAGACAGATCGCACGGCGATTGAACGGGCCATCCGTCAATACGGACGTCCTTCAAGCCGTCGACGATCGACTGACCTTCCATGATGCGGTGAATTGGTTTCGGGGCGAGTATCAGGACGTCGTCAAGGACCCTTTCCTGTATCGGCTGGTCGTCGAGGAAGACAAGAAGATCGCCACCACAGAGCCCTCCTTGCCCTACCGCGACAGGCTTAAAAAGGCCGGCGAGACCATCCGGACCTGGAAGCAGGGATTCTCGAAGTCCCCCGATAGCAACCCGAAGCTGGCCCGCAAAGCGACCACGGCTCCTGTGCCCTCAGCTGGCGCACGTCAAGCGCAGCGCGAGGATGAGGATGCCGAGGAACCCGTCGAGAACGTCATCGATGCGATGGCGAAGGCTCGCGGGCAACCGCAAGCGAATAGGACCCCGCAGGGGATATTCGGAGTCAAGAGCTAGGGTGTAGACGCAGCGCGTCCCCCTAGCGTGGGGGATGCGATGGCCGGTCAAGTCTGGGCAACCAATTCACTCGGTGGCTATTTTTATAGCCGTCAGCTGTCGAACGTATTGCGTGCTGCGGTACAACCGCTCACCAAGTTCCGGCAGTTCTCGGACGTCCACGACATCAGCCAGCAGGGAAAGAAAAAGGGCGACACGTTCACGTGGGACGTGTTCAGCGATGTCGCGACGGCGGGCGGGGTGCTCACCGAAACCAACACCATGCCCGAGTCGAACTTCACGATCGTCCAGGGCACGCTCACGATCACCGAAGCCGGGAACTCGATCCCCTACAGCGGGAAGCTCGATAACCTGTCGAAGTTCCCGGTCGAGGACGTCATCAAAAAGGTCCTCAAGAACGATGCCGTAAAGGCCTTCGACCGGCTCGCCTGGACGCAGTTTAACCAGACGCTGATCCGAGTCATTGCGTCCTCCGGTACCGATACCTCCGCTATTCAGGTCTACACCAACGGTACGGTCACCGGTACCAATACAGTCGCGTACAACAACGGGCACGCCAAGAGCATCGTGGACACGATGAAGGAGCGGAACATTCCGGCCTACATCGCGGACGACTACTACGCACTGGCCTGGCCGACGACGCTGCGCACGTTCAAGAACAACTTGGAAGGTATTCACCAGTACAGCGATACCGGGTTCAACCTGATCATGAATGGCGAGATCGGGCGGTACGAAAACGTGCGGTACATCGAGCAGACCAACATCGCCAAGGGCACCGGCACGGACGGCATCACACAAACCACATGGACCACGGGCAAGTCGGACTGGATTTTCTTCTTCGGTAACGACACCGTGGCCGAGGCGATCGCTGTACCCGAGGAAATGCGCGGAAAGATCCCGACCGACTACGGACGGAGCAAGGGTATCGCTTGGTATTATCTTGGAGGATTCGGCATCGTCCATACGTTGGCGGCTAACGTACGCATCGTTAAATGGGATAGTGCGGCTTAACCGGTCTGCCTCGGTAAGCAGTTAACGCAACACAAGGGCTAGGAGACAGCAGGAGACCCCATGGCTACCAAAAACATGTCGTATGACCACCCGGCCTATACGACGGTTCGTTCGGCACCCTTTGCGATTGCGGCGGGCGCATCAGGACAAAGTGTGCCCAAGTATCTGGCGTTCACCAGCGAGATCGTAAAGTCTGTAACCATCAAGTCCACGACGACAGGTACCGCAGCCGATGTCATCAGTCTGATTCAGATCTCAGGTACCACGACCACTACATATGGTCTGGGGACTTATGGATCAGCCGCTACGGCATTCGCGAACTATCTGCCGGGTAGCGCCGCCAACCTGATCCAGGGCGATACCTGCTACGTAGTGGGCGGCGCCGATGCGACGGTAGTGTTAGCCGGCAACATGGAAATCGTCACGACACCTGGCGCGAACGTCACCTCTTAAGGAATTTCACATGCCTAAGCTCACCCAAAAAGGTTCCCAGTGGGAAACCCCGCAGATCGTGCCGGATCAGCTGTCGACTCCGTGCATCGGGGGCGAGGCACCGTCCAAGGACGATGTGATTCGCTCAGCGAACGCTCGAGGGCAGAAGCGCCACGAGATGAAGCGGCAAAAGGTTGCCGACATGGAGGTGTTGCCCGACTCCTCCGAGCTCGCAGGCGATGAACGCGTCGGCGTGCGCAACTGGGGGTATCTGGCTAAAAAGAATCTAGAGTTTGGGGTAAACGCGTTCTACAACTCGCTCCCTCCCGGCATGGATATCGAAGACCAGGAGGTGACCGACCAGCGCGACATGAAGATGGTCGTATACGACACGGGCCTCGGCTACCCTGGCGATGGCTGGACACACCGCACCAAGGGTCGGCCGATGCCTGATACTCCTGACCATGGCCGCCCGTCTGAGACCAACTACATTGGCTCCGATCGGCTCAACCCGCCTAAGCCAGCGGGGGGTTAACCCGTGCCGAAGTTCGCAGACATTGCTACTGCATTTTGGAACTACGTCTCTGTGGGAGACGGATGCTGGCAGTGGGAAGCGTCATTGGGAAATCATGGCTACGGGCAGTTGACGTTTCTGCAGCAGAAGTACACAGCGCACCGCGTCTCATGGGAATTGCACTTCGGTCCGATACCCGATGACCTATGTGTGTTACACAAGTGCGACAATCGTCAGTGCGTGAACCCCAACCACCTGTTTCTCGGTACGCGCGCTGAGAACCAACAGGACATGGCTCGCAAGGGCCGCAGTGCGAGAGGCAGCAGGCACGGAGGTGCTAAACTGACTGAGGCGGAAGTAGTGGAAATCCGCGCCTTTAAAGAACTCCACAAGCTACTGGCCGAGAGATACGGCGTTACTCCCTCGTCCATTAGCCTGATCAAGTCTCGACGTCACTGGAGGTAACTTGCATGGCGAAATTCGTGCAAGAAAAATTATCAAGTAAATCTTGATCCCTACGACGATGAGGCGGGTAAACACGCCTGGGTCACCGACATGGAGGCGCGTGTCAAAAAGAACACGCCCGGCCGTGAGGGAGAACCCGGCGGGGATTACAACTCCCGCTATGCCACCGTTAACGTGATGAACAACAGCCTGCCGCCGGGCATGGACATCGAGGACCAGGAGTACACCGATCAGCGAGAGTTCAACTCATCGATTGCCGGCAACAACCCGATGGGACGTAACGCAGGCGATGTGACGCACGACTTAAACGCGGTAAGTGCCCGCAAGGGGTTCGACCGCAAGGTGTGCTGCCCGACAGATGATCAGTACACGCGTGAGCACAACGACGCTTTCTACGACAGCATCGAGATGGACGGTGTCGAGGGGTTCGTGGAGCGAAACAACATGCTGGACCGACTATGAGCAACCCCGTCTACACCATCAAGGGAATGATTGAGATCGAGGACCTGGATATCCGCGACCTAGTCGAGACGTTTGAAAACTGCCGCAAGATCACCACCGAGTACCGGCACAAGGGCGAGCTGGTACGCCAGGACGTGGCGGCCTCGATGCTGCGCGGGCCGGGAGGTTCTCAGGCTACGCCGGGTAAAATCGGTTAGGGGAAGTTAATTGGCTAACACCACCGCAATCTGCACCTCGTTCAAGAGCGAGATTTTGCAGGCTTACCACAACCTAGGGACCACGGTTACCCGTGGCGGCACGGGTGCGGACTCACTCAAGGCGGCGCTCTACTCTACGACCGGGTCTATCGGGGCGACCACTACTGCATACACAACGACGGCAGAAGTGAGCAATGTCAGTGGAACATCTACTAATTATAACCCGGGAGGGGTAGCGGTAACTAATTCCACCCCACCAACAACATCAGGAACCACGGCGTATTGGACTCCTTCGTCGGCTATTGTTTATAGCTCTGTGACGATCTCTCCGGCCTTTGACACGGTGTTGATCTACAACTCTTCGCAGAGTAACCGGGCGATACTGTCGTTCAACTTCGGCTCGACTACTATCACCTTGGGCACTCTGACGCTCAACATGCCGACCAATGCCGCCGGTACGGCACTGATCAACCTGTCCTAACACTGGCGGCGCGGGAGCGCGCCAATGAGACTGACATTTGTCCAGGGGCAGCTGGTGTCGGGCACGCCTGCCTCGGGTACGTGGTTCGGTGCCACGCTGCCGACTCAGCCGACACAGTTCACAACCACCAGCAGTCCACCGCTCGCGGCTAATACCAATAGTGGAGCCTACTATTTTCCATCCCCGGTTAACCCTGGGAGCCTGCAGACGGCTATTAATTCTGCCGCTCAGGCTCCAGGCGTTGCGGGTGACGTGATCGTATTGCAGGCGGGATCGACTTTTTCTCAGGGGCCATCCTACAACCTGCCCGCCCGCACCAATGGCTCGAGCGGGACTATCTACATCATCTCCAGCGCAGCCCCTGAGGTTGGCGGCTCGGGACTTCCCGCAGCGGGCACGCGTGTCAGCACGTTTGACCGATCTAACGGAAAGTTGGCGACGATTCAGATTACTAATTCCTCTACCGGAGGAAACGTCATCCGCACCGCCAACTCAGCCAGCGGCTACCGTTTTGTGGGATGTGATATCGAAGCGACCGATACCAACTCGACGGCTGGAGTTGTTACCTACGTGGTGCAGATGGGCATAAGTGCTACTGCCATTAACCAGCTGCCGACGCACATCACTTTCGATCGATGCTACTTCGATGGGTCACCATCCTTCGGGTGCGTTCACACCATCAACGCGGATGGTGAGTACATCGAAGTCACCGAGTGCTACTTTGGTGATAACACTTTTAGCATTAGTACGGGTGACTGCCAGAACGTATGGGGGCTAACGGGAGACGGGCCGTACAAGATAAACAACAACCGTCTGCATGCAAGCGGAGAGATTATTTTGTTCGGCGGTGGCAATGCCGGAATTACCAATGTTCTGCCGTCCGATATCACGATCACCAACAACAGTTTTTATAAACAGCAGTGGACGGGAACGATAACCTATAGCACTGCCAGCAATGTCGTTACGGTGAACTCCACCACGAGCGGCTCACTGAGACTGGATATGGTTTTCATCGTCAGCGGCAGCGGCATAGGGGGTAATCCGTCCAACGGCGGATCACCTATCTCCTCTATTTCCGGCAACCAGTACACATTGGTAACCGCACCCCTATCCTCAGGTACAGCGGTAGCCGCCGTCGCTCGTCAAGCCGGCAAGAACATGATCGAGATGAAGAGTGCTCAGCGGATATTGGTAGATTCTAACTACTGTCTGAACCCCGGTGGTCAAGGACAGGAGTTCGCCAACCTGATGACGGTCAGGAACCAGAACGGCCCCACCACATGGGCGACGGTGTCGGACCTTACGGTTTCCAATAACATCTGGGTTAATAACACTTATTCATGTTGGAATAACTTATTCACCGACAACGTCAATACCTCACAGCCGGCCCAGAGGGCCCTCTGGCGCAACAACCTCTGGTTGTGTGGCCCTAATTGCAACTCGGCAACTTCTACCACTCGAGGGGTGCAAATCTCCAGCGGCGGCGGCGGCTTCCCTAGCTTGGGAGGCCATGCCGTCTGGGATCACAATACCTTTATATTTACCGGTGGCGCATCGGCAGGCATTGAGTTCGTGACAGACGCGGGGATCATGTCGCTGAACAATTTTGCTTGGTCAAACAATATCTGGGACGTTAGCACCAAGCCGATATTCAATACCACCGGCGGACAGTTAGGGAACGCTGCGATCACATCGAACGTTACTCAGCCCGCTTTCATAAACAACGTCATCAACCAAGGAACGCAGACTCTTGCGGCGGGTAATTTCCAGCCGGCCAGCACAGCAGCGATTGGATGGACCTCATACGGTTCGGTGCTGTCGGCTGCGGGGTATCAATTAACTTCGAGCAGCCCCTACCATGCAGCCGGCGTGACAGGATTCAATCAATCCAATACTAGCGCGGGGACCGCGGACTTAACCGATATCGGCTGCAACATAAATACCTTGCCCGTGCTGCCCGGTTCGCTTGCCTCCGATCCCTTCCCGCGCACTTATTGGCAGGTAATTGCGCCCGGTGGCGGATCGGGGTCGACCTACGCCTACGCCAACCCGAACTTTCAATCCTCGGCGGCCAAGTACAACCTGATCTGCTGCGGTCCCTACATGGGGATCGAGCAGGCGATGGCTAACACCACCTTCGCGACTATTTTCAGCACCATAAAAAACCAGTCCCGCGTCAACGGACTGGTGAACCCTACTCGCTGCCTGCACTACACCATGTCATCCGAACAGTCGACGGTAGGGGGAGGAGGAAACAGCAGCACTTATACGGCCTGGTCGAGCACGGTAAATTCCGCAAATTGGTGGGTGCGAACGGCTTACCCTGCCGGCAGCATAGTGACCTATGACACCAACAGTGGTCTCATCGCCATTACCTCGGCAAACTCGGTGACCTTTAGCGGGCAGACGATCTACCAGGCCTTCGCTAACCACTACGACGGGGTTTTGCGCCAGGGTAATGCGGTGAGCCAGGGGTACGCGGCTAACCTGGCACTTGTCGCTAACACATTGGTCGATGGCTACCAGCTCGATAACGTATTCTCTCAGCCGAGAAGAACGGCCGACTGGGCGATGAACGGCGGCAGCATCAACCCCAATTGGCCGACCTCGGACGCTTCCCCTGCAACCGATGCACAAGTGCAGCAGGGTCAGGCTGCACAGGTGGCAGCGCTAAGGTTGTTAAATCCCAGTGCACTCATCTGGGGTAATTGCGATTACTTTGTTAGATCGACGACTAACTTTTCTTATCAGGTGTCACTAGATGCGAGCCAGCGGGGACTCTTCGACATCGTCTACTGCCAGAGTGCGATTGGTCCACCTAATGGGCTCGAGACGGCTAATACCACGGCAAAGCTCATACAAAACCTGATCGCGGCCGAGGCGCAAATGGCGCCCAACGGCACTCTGCTTTTCGAGCAAACCGGCAGGGGCCCAGCAGGACTAATCTGGAACAGTGGATCGCAGACAAATTGGAACTCCAGCGACTGGCAGGCGGCGAGGTACGGGTTAGCTATCGCATGCCTGCGCAACTACCACTTCTCTATCAACAGTCAGGAAAACTACAGTCCTACTGCAGTCGCGATGTTCATGGACGAGACGCTGCAGCAGCAGGGTGTATGGGGCTGGCTCGGCCTGTCGTCGAGCGCCGATGCGCCTCAAACGGGTCCACGGGTGCAAGGTGTGTGGTATCGGAACTTCGCACCCACGGCTAAGTACCCGGGCGGTGTAGTGTTCATGAACCCCCAGGGTAATGGCGTGCAGTCCCTCAACCTCGCGTCACTGGGACTCACGGGCTTGAGCACGCTTACCGGACACTACATAACCGGCAGCAGTGGTCCCACTTACGGAGACCCGGCGATAAATCCGCCCACCGGCGGGAACCCGGTGACCTCGATAACGCTGCAGGACCGAGATGGACGGTTCCTGATCTACTGAGTTAAACCGTGACGATCCTCGTTCAATCAAACGGCCATGCTTCTGGCACGACTAATACGTCGGTATCGGTAACCCTCAACAGTCAGCCGCAGTCCGGCAATACCCTGATTGCGTACTGTGCATCGAACGTCGGTGCGCGCACGTTCACGGTATCCGACAACGTAAACGGGTCCTGGACGATTGCCGTAAGCCACAACAGTCGCGGCACGATAGCGATCGCCTATTTTCTGAATGCTGCGGCAAGTACGCCCACCGTCACGGCGACCATCAGCGGAGCGGCCGTTCAGTTAGGGATCATAGTTGAGGAGTGGGGTAATACCGGGATCCCGACGGCGCTTGATGTCACCACTGGCAATGACAGCGGTGGAGTGAGTGGCACCACTGGTACCACCGGGACTACGTCGACCCTGGCGCAAACAAGCGAACTCGTCGTCGCGGCCTGCGTCACGCAGCAGGCCTCGGGTACTCCCTTTGTCTGCTCGATTCCCTATGTAGCGGGTGGGTCGAGTCAACTCGCGATCACTAACGGCGGGTTAGCGACTGCGAACCTGCAGCCAAATACCACCACTGGGCAAAACGTCACTTTTACGTGGCCTAACACCTCGACGTGGGCCGCAGTCATCGCCACTTTCGAAACTCCCGCCGCCGCACTGCTGGGACAGTCCAGTACTTTCCAGTCCGGAAACTTCGGCGTAGGTACCGCGGAACCCATTACTAACCAGAGTATTACGGCGACTGCCGGCACGGTTTCACCTAACCAGACCATCGCTCTAGGTTCGCAGACGATATTAATAAACGAGGGGATAGTTTTTGCCGGCGTCCTGCTAGCGGGTCAGGCGGCGACCTTCAGCCAGGGCACGATCACCGTCACCGAAGTCGAGAACATTACCCTCTCTCTCAGTGGTCAGACGGCTCAGTTCGCCGAGGGGACACTCTCCGACAACATCGGCTACATCCTTGACCAGGGATCGATCATCGTTGTCGGACAGACGGCGACCTTCACCGAGGGAACGATAGTCGCCGAGGTCGATGTCTTCCCCGGCGCGTTCACCGTCACCTCGTCCGAGGGCACGATATCGACCGGCACGCTGTCGTCGATCACTTTAGGTGCCCAGACCATTGTCTCGTCCGAGGGCTCCATCGTCGCCCAGTCGGGCAGCAACCTGAACATCACGCTTGCCAGCCAGGCGATCAACTCATCGCAGGGCGCGATTGCCTTTACACCGACGTACACCTTCTCGGCCCAGAACCTCACCGCCGTCGAAGGCACCATTACCTTCTCGAACGTCGGCAACAATTTCCTGCTGGGCGCGCAAACGATCACCGCAACCGAGGGGCTGCTATTCGTCACCGGCCCGCCGCCCGGGACCGGACCTCCGCTATTCATACCGCCGACGCTTGGGAAGCCCGTTACCACGCGCACCTTCTCCTGGGCCGAGATGGCGATGCGGGCATGGGGGAGTGAGTTTCGTGCACCCGACCATCGCATCTACCAGTTCTCGGGCGGAAACTATAAAGACTCGACCGACCTCGGGACCACCGGCATCTACAATCCCAACCTGGGACCAGCGGATAACCCCTGATGGAAGTCCTCGATACCCGTTACGGCAAGCTCATCTCCTCCCGCAAGGACGCCTACATCGGCCGCGGCCTTTTCGAGTACGGGGAGTTTTCCGAGGGCGAGGTCGAGCTCTTCCGCGACATCCTCACCAAGGATTCCGTAGTGTGCGACGTGGGGGCCAATATCGGCGCGCATACCTTGGCCTTCTCCCGCATCGTCAGGCACGTGTATGCATTCGAACCGCTGCCGACCTTGTTCAATGCCTTGTGCGGCATGATCGCGTTGAATGACCTGCGGAACGTGCAGGCCTACCCCGTGGGGATCGGTGAGAAAGAGGAGGTAAAGTCATACCTCGACCTCGACTTCGACCGCTCACTCAATAACTGGGGCGCAGCCCCGCTCGTCGATTACAACGGTAGCCACGGCGTACGGGTACTGCCGCTCCCGTTCGCTTGTGATTTTCTCAAGGTCGACGTCGAAGGCATGGAGCTCGAGGTCCTTAAGGGGGCCGCGGCCATGATTCGCGAGCGCAAGCCTTTGCTGTATCTTGAGGATGATCGGCCTAAAAAACACGCGGAGCTCATCCACTACATCGAGCAGCTGGGGTACCGGGCCTACTGGCATACGCCCGAGCTATTCAATGAGAAAAACTTCTACGGCAAGAGGGAGAACATGTTTCCCGAGGTCTGTTCACTCAACATTGCGTGCTTCCCCAAGGAATACACGGTCACCAATATGACGCGCGCAGAGTCCGAAACCTGGCCCTTTCAGACGGCGCGGGATTGGCGGGAAGCGGTATGACCTGGACGCTGGAAACTTCAAAGGGTAATGAGTCCCAAAAGTGCCGCTGGGAGATCGTGCAGTGGACGCGCGGCCAGGGCCTCGACATCGGCTGCGGGCCCGTCAAGTGCTTCCCGCACATGATCGGCGTCGACAACTGCCACCACGAGATGTTCGGCCAGACCATCAAGCCAGATATCAAGGTCCATACCTGTCTCGAGCTCGGGATATTCGCCACGGAGTCGATGGACTTCGTGTTCTCCTCGCACACGCTCGAGCACATCGAACCCGCTAACGTAGTCAACTGTCTCGAGGAGTGGATGCGGGTTATTAAGTTCGGCGGGTACTTGGTGATGTACCTGCCAGACAAAAAGCTCTACCCCAACGTAGGCGAGGACGGAGCCAACCCGGACCACAAGTGGGATCCGGAGTACGAGTCAGTCGTTAAATACATGGACCAGGTTAGCTGCGGCTGGGAGATGGTGTGTTACCAGCTACGCAACCAAGAGGATGAGTATTCATCCCTGTATGTTTTCCAAAAGACCCAGGAGAAGATCCGCGGGTTTTCCTGGCGCAGGACTCAGCCTAAAAAGACGGCGGGCGTAGTGCGCTATGGTGCATTCGGTGATCTGATGATGGCGTCGTCTGTGTTCGCAGGGTTAAAGAAACAGGGTTACCACGTCACGCTCTATTGTTCCCCTCCTGGTTGTGATGTCGTAATGCACGACCCCAACGTCGATCACTTCTATTACCAGGATAAGGACCAGGTGCCAAACCACTGCCTCGGGGAATATTGGGCGTATCACGCCAAGAAGTTCGACAAGTGGGTTAACCTTTCCGAGTCGGTCGAGGGAACATTTCTAGCCTTCCCTGGACGCACGGCGCACGAGTGGCCGCCCGATGTGCGGCACAAGATGATGAATCGCAACTACCTCGAGTTTCAGCATGAGCTCGCGGGCGTACCGCACCGACCCCAGGTGCGTTTTTATCCGACACCCTCCGAGAGGGCGTGGGCCCGTGAGCAGCGGGCTGGGGTCGACTTCGCGCTACTGTGGCACCTTTCTGGGTCATCGCTACACAAGATCTTCCCCTACCTCGACCAGATCGTGGCACGCCTCCTGATCTCTTACCCTCAGGTACACGTTTATCTGACAGGGGGACGGGACCACCAGATGCTACAGGCGGGGTGGGAAAACGAGCCTAAGGTTCATCGCACGGCGGGAATATGGACTATCCGGCAAAGCCTGTCTTTCGCTCAGGTCGCTGACCTCATCGTAGGTCCTGAGACAGGACTTATGAACTCCGTCTCTTGCGAACCTATGCCCAAGGTCATTTTCCTGTCGCACTCGAGCCACGAGAACCTTACGCGCGACTGGGAGAATACCGTGGCTCTGTGGTCGAAAAACACGACTTGTCCAGGGCGCGGCCGAAACCTGGCGCCGGCCTGTCACCAACTGCACTACATTCCCGATGGGTGGAAGTATTGCAAAAAGGGCCCCGAGACCAGCATGGCCCAGTGTCAGGAAGATATCGGGCCCGAGCGGGCGTGGGATGCTATCCAGACCGCAATCAACTCGCGCGAGGAAAAGGCGGCGTAATGGCACTCTCCAACACCTTCAGTTTCTCGGTCGTACGCGATGACATCATCCGCATGGCGATGCTGAACGTCGGCGCGCTCGGTGAGGGAGAGGTCGCGACCGCACAGGAAGTCACCGACTGCGCATTAAAGCTAAATATGATGGTAAAGCAGTGGATGGGGACGCAGGACTTCGCCCCCGGACTTAAGATGTGGACCCGTCAGAGGGGGACATTGTTTCTCTCGACCACGAAAAACAAATACATCCTCGGCGGCAGCAACTCGGACAACTGGGCCGGCGGCCTCGCGACGGGCACTGGAACCTATGCCACGAACCAGGTGAGCACGCAGGCCGGGGGCGGGAGTCTCAGCCTCACCTTCGCGAACCAGACATCGATCACCACCGGCGATTACCTAGTGATGCAGGTATCGAGCGGGGACATTTTCTCGACCACCGCGACTACCGTGAGCTCAACGATCGTAGGACTCGCAGCTGCTATACCCAATAACGTCAACGTCAACTCGAACGCTTACGTATGGAATTACTCGGTGCGCGCCCAGCGACCGCTGCAGCTTGACTTTCGTACGGCGACCATCGTGCTGCGTGACATCAACAATAACGACACGCCGCTAAACTTCATGACGCTGCAGGAGTACGAGGCACTGCCTAACAAGGCGATGCCGACCTTCGTAAGCGACCCCACGGCGTGCTACTACGAGAGCCAGTTCGGCAGCGGATTGTACCAGCCCGTTATTACCGGTGGTGGCGCGCTGTATCTCGATGCCTTCCCTCAGGACATCACTAAAAAACTGCACGCGGTGTACATGCGGCCGGTCATGGACATGAACAACCCGTCCGACAACCCTGAGTACCCGCAGCAGTGGTACCGCGCGCTCACCTGGGGGCTCTCCAAGGAGATCGCTCCGATGTTCGACGCCGAGTGGACGCGCGACATGGAGGAGACCTTCGGTGCCTCATTGTCTATGGCGCGGGAGCAGGACTCGGAGACCTCCAACCTGTATTTCCTGCCCGGGCGCGATGAGTCGTTCTGATGATTACCCTCCGACCCATACCGCTTTTCGGTTCAGGGATCGCGGGTAAAAGCTACATCGTCACCCGTCAGAGGCGGCTTAATTGTTACCTGGAGAATCGCCAGGACGGCGATAAGTCTCGCATCGTTATATTCGGTACTCCGGGCCTGGTGTCTCAGTTCAAGATCGCGGCCACACCAGTGCGCGGTTTGCTGGGTACACAGAGTGCGCTTTTCGCGATCTCCGGAAATTCATTCCAGCACATTTCAGCTCCCAATACGGTAGTCGGCACGGGATCATTGGGTACGGTGGTCGGTAATGCCTCGATGGCGACCAATAGTACCCAGGTCGTCATTGCAGACGGAACAAGCGGCTACCTGTACAACATCAACACTCATGTATTTTCCACTCAAGTGGCGGCGTTTCCGTTTGGTGCTCAAACCGTCACTAACGTGTCCGGCTTCTTTGTGGCTGAACAGCCTGGTACCCAACAGTTCTGGGTCTCTGACTTTAATGATGGTTCCACATGGAACTCACTCGCCTTCGCCTCGGCGAGTTCTTACTCGGATCAGATCCTGGCGGTCGATAACCTGGGCGGCAACCTGCTGACATTCTCTCAGCTGCACATGGAGTTCTGGCAAAACTCAGGGCTCACTCCGCAGCCCTTTACGCCGATCCTTTCCGCGGCCAATGAATACGGACTCGCTGCGATATTCTCTCGGGCACATGTGCTCGATAATGTCATTTTTCTGGCTCAGACCCGTCAGGGTACCGTGACCTTCGTACGAGTAAACGGTTTCACGGCTAACCCGATATCGACTCCGGACCTCGACTACATCGTAAACAGTTTAGGCACCGTTTCTAATGCCGTGGCATTTTCCTATGGCCAGGACCGACACGCCTTTTACCAGATCACATTTCCCACCGCTGGCACAGGCGGTCGGTCATTTCTGTACGACCTATCCACGGACCTGTGGAGCGAAGTGCAAACCGGCCCCTCAGTTAATCCAGTACGGCACATTGCCAACTTGTCGGCTTATTTTGGCGGTCAGGTCTACGTGTCAGACCATTACAGCAACATCATTTATAACTTTTCTCCCACCGCCTACACGGATAACGGTGCGACGACCGTTAGAGAGATCGTTACCCGGCACATTCTTTCGGCATTCAATAGAATTCGCGTGGCCTCGCTGTATCTCGACATGGAAACAGGGATCGGGCTGCAGAACGCGCAGGGTTCTGCTCCGCGGATTATGCTGCAGTACTCGAAGGACAATGGGCGAAGCTGGTCGGCAGAGCGCTGGGTGTCTATGGGAGCGGTGGGCCAGTACCTGACGCGCGTCGTTTGGCGACGGTTCGGGTCTACCCGGGACGCTACGTTCCGCATACGAATGACGGACCCGGTTAAATTCGTCATTGCCGAAGGTGCCATGAAGGTACGCCAAAAGTCCGCGCCCGCTAACCAGAGGGCCGCATGAGCCTGTCGCCGATGCCACCGGATGATCTGATCGTCTCCAGAGCTGGGCGCCTAGTGCCGGTCTGGCAGGCTTTCATGGAGTCGATAGCGACATGGCTCGGCCCGGTCGGTAACTATGGCGTCACCGCCAATCGGCCGTCGGATACCTCGAGGCACCCCCTCTACATAGGCCAAGGCTATTTCGACACTACCCTTGGATACCCTGTATATGTGAAGTCCAGAAACCCTACGGTGTGGGTCGATGGCGGGGGTACTACGAGGTGAGCGTAGAGATCTGCAAAGAGTCCTTCAGTATGGAATTGTTCCACAAACTCCTGCCTCTTGCGCAGGAGAGCTGGAACGAGAGCTCGCGCGCCAAGGCAGAGACCTGCGCCTTCTACGGTAAGCGGGATCTCAAGATCGAACCCGATGCGGACCAGTACCAAAGACTGGACTCTTTAGGAATCCTTCTGCTGCTTACGCTTCGAGATGGTAATGACGTTGTGGGGTACCTGCTCGCGGTCACTCACCCTGCGCTACACCACAAGCAGATAATCTGTGCAAACGTCGATTGCGTGTATGTGGATCCCGATTACCGTTCATACACGGGGGTGATGATCGAGAGGTTTGAGAAAGAGGCAACCGATCGGGGGGCGCAGATCATAGGCTGGCCTACGCACCCTAACGGTCCTGTGTATGAGGTTTTAACGGCCATGGGGTACGTGGGGGATGATTTAGTTATGGAGAAGCAGTTGATACAAAGTATGAAACAGTGAAGGAGCAGCGAACATTTGTATTGTAGGTGCAATAGTCGGGGCCGGAGTCCTGGGTGCGGCGGGCACGGCGGTAGCGGGCCACGAGGCGGCCGGCGCTACGAAGGACGCTACCAATGCAGCGGTAGCGCAACAGAACGCTGCGTTACAGCAACAGGCACAGTTATCGGCGCCGTACCGGCAGCTGGGACAGTCGGCTATTCCGCAGCTGCAGAGCCTCCTGGGGCTCGGTGGAGCGAATCCCCAGGCCGCGCTCGCACAGACCCCGGGGTACCAGTTCGCGCGTCAGCAGGGGCTGCAGGGGGTCACGAACCAGGCCAGCGCCATGGGCCTCGGGCTCTCAGGCAATACGCTCGAGGGGCTACAGAAGTTCGGCACGGGGCTTGCGGACCAGACCTACCAGCAGGCTATTGGTAACCTCATGGGCGTAGTCGATACCGGACAGGCCGCGGCGGCCGGCCAAGCGGCCAATGTGGGACAGGGAGCTTCAAACATCAGTAATGCGCTCATCGGCCAAGGCCAGACGATGGCCGGAATAGATGCCAATACCATCGCGGGTATCACCAAGTCTCTAGGCGGTGTAGGCAACAACCTGGTACTGAATAACACGCTGGCGGGTTTAGGTGGCGGGTTCAATCCCAACATGGACTATGGCACGGGTGCCACAGCGGGGCTTTTCGCGGACCAGGGGCTGAACCAGATCGCGCCCATTCAGGGGCTGGGGGTCGCGTAGGTGGCTAGCTTCGACCCCTCGATTCTCTCCCAGATCCCCGACATGGCGGGGAACCCGATGGAGGCACGGGCGGGTGCCTACAAGCTTGCCGACCTGATGACACGCCAGCAGAGCAATCGCATGCTGCTGGCGGATCAGCAGCGCAAGCAGGAGGAGGAGACACAGTCGAGAGAGATTTACAAAAAGTATGCCGACAAGTTAGGTACCCCTGAGGGCAATATCGAAATGTCTCAGGCCTTTGGAAAGGCCGGACTACCGCAGCAGGCTATGGAGTCGCTAAGGTTCGGAGGCGAGCAGCAACTTAACCAGATCAAGCAGGATGAGGCTCGGCTGCAGGCTCTGCACCTTTCGGTGAACATGATTGGACCTGCGGCAAAAAGTTTCAGGGAAACGGCGTTTCCTAACGGCCAATTTAACGCCCAGGGATATGAGCAGGTTCGCGCGGCTTATAAGCAGCAACTGCAGCAGATTCCGGAGCAGTATCGAGGCCATATGCCGCCGGAGTTGCCGACGGACCCGCGCCAGGGACTCCAAATACTTAACCAGGGTGTAGCGATATCAGACAAGGCTCAGGAGTTGCTCGACAAGGAAGCGACCCGGCAACACCAAGCTGCCCAGGAAAAAAGCTCTGAGGAATTGCGTAATATCGAGCGGGGTCATTTACAGTTAGACCGAGAAAAGTTCGCTCGCAGCCAAGCCGGGGGCGGGAAAGCCCCGGCGGGCTACGAGTGGGACCCGAACAACCCAGACCAGTTGCGTTACATCAAGGGTGGACCTAAAGACCCTGAGACCACCTCCAACAAGTGGTCCGGTCGCGAGAAGGTATTCAGCCAACGGGTGATCACGGCCGCGAACGAGGCCGCGCAAGCGATCGAAAACATAGTCGAGTTACCGGTCGGCGCTAGCACGGGTGTGCTCGGTGTCGGCAAATCTCCAGGCCACAGCCTCTACGAGAGCACGCGCGACGTACTCCGTAACAAGATGTCTAGCCAAGAGGTGCAGGACTACAACACGATGCTTGCGGGCATACGACGCAACATGGCTGCCATTGAGAGCACGGGCCTTTCGCCGTCGGGTGCGCTAACTGACAGCATGGCTGCGGTCGAGTGGCGCGAGGGTGACAGCAATCTGACCAAGCTCCGTAAACTGGCAGAAATCAAGCAAATCACCCACGCGGGACTTGATGTCCAGTTAGCGGATCCGGCCATGCCGGAGGCTATTAAGGACGTAGCCCGTAAGGCATTGAAGAAGATCGACGACGCCGTACCGTTCACTCACCAGGACCTTACCAAGCTCGAAGCGAGTCCCAGTAAGACCATCAACGAGGTCATCAAGGAACGGGGATTAACCGGAGGCGATATAGCGCGCCCTGCAGCCTACGAAGATCCCGAAAAGGAAAAGCGTTACCAGGAGTGGAAGAAACGCCATGGCGGCGGATGAGAACGAAGAGTTCGAGTTTCGCTTGCGTGCTGAACGTGAGGCGGTACCTCATCGCGCCGTGTCTCCTGCACAGAAGTTAGACCCCACCGAGGGTATGAGCGGATTAGGTAAGTTCGCGGCTGGCGCCGGGAAGGCCTTCGCTGATGTCGGTCGAGGGATACAGCAAGTCGCCGCTATGGGTCCCCTGAACGAAGAGGGCCGCCAGAGACAGGCACAGGTTCAGGAGAGCATAGACGAGGCCAAAAAACTCGACGCTCCGCTTATGGCGTCCGGCGCAGGTAAAACCGGTTACGTTGCGGGCGGGCTCGCGGCCATGGCTCCCACGGCGCTGGTACCGGGAGCCGGTACCCTTGCCGGTGCGACCGCATTAGGGGCTGCACAGGGCGCTTTGCAGCCTGTAGCTAGCGATGAGTCTAGGGCCTCGAACGTGCTTATGGGCGGCGCCTCTGGGGCTGTGGGGAAGGTCGCAGGGGATGTCGCCTCGGCCGGTCTTGGAGCCATAGCGGGCAAGCTGGGACGCGCACGAGCTCCTCCGGTTGCCACCGAGGCCGGCGCGCTCATGGACAAGGGGTACAAGCTGCCGCCCTCGTACGCCAAGGTCGCGGGAGCGAAACCTTCCGTACTCGATGACATGCTCGAGGGGTTCGGCGGCAAGATCAAGACCGAGCAGAAGTTCTCGGCCGCCAACCAGGAGAACACCAACCGTCTAGTGCGTAGCGCTCTGGGACTGACAGAGGGGGAGGAGATCAGCAAGGCTAGACTCGCACAGGTCCGCGAGGATGCTGGACAGGTGTACGAGGCGGTCAAAAACTACCGTGGCCGGTTCGATGTAGACCCACAGTTCGACGCCGGGATGCAGAAGATAGGGCGTTCCACTACACCAGTGTCTAGCCCAGAGCGCGCGAAGCTCCTGCAGGGGTCGGCGCAAATAAAGGAGCTGGTCGACAACATCAGAAGCGCTCCGTCGTTTAACCCTGAGGAGGCTATCGAAACCGTCAAACAACTGCGCCTAGATGGTAAGGCGAACATCAAGGGACAGGCCGATATCAAGTCTCTGGGACGCGCTCAACTTCAGGCCGCAGATGAGATCGACGGACTGATATCCCGCACGTTAGCGAGAGATAAGAATGCGGCCGGATTATTTCAAGCCTACAAAGAAGCTCGGACGCTCATCGCTAAGTCTTACGACGTAGAGAAGGCTTTGAACGACGCTAGTCACAACGTGAGTGCACAGAAACTCGCGCGCATCGCGCAGAAGTCAAGGATGACAGGGAAACTGAAGGACGTGGTCGACTTCGCCGGGAAGTATGAGGGTATTGCCAGAACGGTAGAACAGAGGGGCTCGCGGATGGGGCCTGAACACTCCCCGTTAGACTATGCTGCCGCCGGTGCCATGGCATTGCATCACCCAGCAGCAGGAGCAGCATTCTTGGCGAGGCCCCTAGCTAGAAAATACATGCTGTCAGAAATGGGACAGCGGTCGATGCTTCCTCAGGCGGCGCGCACGGTCGAGCAGCGCTACCTCCCGCGCTCGGGCGCGATAGCGGGCACGCAGCTCCTCGAATCCTACCGGGAAGAGGAGTAGGCGCTTAACGCGTCCTTCAGGTACCCACCTCATGACGGCGACTCTGGCGGGAAGGCAAATAGAGACAAAAACCAACAGGTACACGAGCGGGCGAAGAAGTATCACCCAGACCCAAGGGTTCACGTGAAGGTGCTCATAATCTCGATGGATAGTATCGGCGAAGGCTTACCACTGGCTCTGAGAGCGGTTCAGGCAGGCCACGCCGTCCGTTTTTTCCTCGGTAAGGCTGCCAATCAAACTATAGGCGAGGGTTTCAAGGGTGTACAGAAGGTCGACAACTGGCTGACCTCGATCCCGTGGGCCGATCTCATCGTGCCTACCGGCAATCACGAGTACATGGCGCGCCTCGAGGGTGCGCGCGACCAGGCCTGTGTGTTCGGTCCCAGCGTCAAGTCCGCAAAACTTGAAATCGACCGCGCAGCGGGCATGGAGTTTCTGGAGGACCACGATATTGAGGTACCGCCGTACGAGACATTTAATACTTTGGAGGAGGCTGAAAAGCACGTACGCAAGACTGAGAAGCGCTATGTCTTTAAGCCGTTAGGCGACGAAGACGACAAATCTCTGAGTTATTGCAGCAAATCCCCGGCGGATATGATCGCGCGTCTCCAGCGCTGGCAAAAGCTCGGCATGAAACTCAAGGGCTCCTGTATGTTGCAGGAGTTCATCGAGGGCGTGGAGTTTGCGGTCAGCCGCTGGATGGGCACCGAGGGGTTCATCGGGAGTCCCAATGAGAATTTCGAACGCAAAAAGTTTCTGGCTGGAGATGTGGGGCCTAACTGCGGAGAAGCGGGCACGATTCTCAAGTACGTGGATCAGTCGTCTATTTACGAAGAAGTTCTGGCTCCGCTCGAAGATTCACTAGTGAAGCTCGGCCACCTAGGCGACATTGACGTCAACTGCATCGTGGACAAGCAGGGTAAGGCGTGGCCGCTCGAATTCACCATGCGCCTCGGCTGGCCCGCGTTCAACATCATGATGGCCCTCCACAAGGGAGATCCGGTCGAATGGATGAAAGACGCGTGCGAGGGTGAGGACAGCCTCGATGTCTCGCCGAAGATTGCTGCCGGGATAGTGATCGCTCAGCCGGACTACCCGTACTCCAAGCTCACCAAGAAAGAAACCGACGGTGTCCCCATCTACGGGGTCACGGAAGAGAACAAGCGTTACATCTCGCCGCAGTCGGTCAAGATCGTGACCATGCCCGCGATGGAAGGCGAGCAGCTCACCGACCGGCCCACGTGGGTTTCGGCCGGCGATTACCTGGCGGTCGTCACCGGCACGGGTAAGACGGTAGAAGAGGCTTGCGAGCGCGCTTATAAGACGGTGGATCAACTCCACGTCCCCGACATCATTTATCGAGATGATATAGGCGAAGCGCTCGATGAGAAGATCCCCAAGCTACAGAAACACGGATTTGCGACGGAGTTCACATACTCATGAGTGTCACACTGGCTCCGCCGATGTTCCTGCAGTTCTGGCAGCCCAACAACTCGGGTGTAGTCGCCTCGGGCTATAAGTTGTTCAGTTATTTGGCCGGCACGACCACGAAACAACCGACTTGGAGCGATAGCAGTCAAGTCACCCAGAACGCCAACCCGATAATTCTCGATGCCAATGGAGTCGCCAGCACTGCGGCAGGTACTCAGGTCTGGGGAGACCCGACGATCGCCTATAAATTCGTGTGGGCGCCGCCAAATGACACGGACCCGCCCACCTCTCCGATACGGACGGTGGACAATTTCTATTTTCCTCTCTCGGCACTCACTCCGGGAGTCGCACAGAATTACCCGCAAACCACAGTAGAGATCAATGCGGGCGTGACTCCGACGAGCACCATCTATCCTCCGGGAAATGTGCTGCGTTACGGCGCCGACCCCACGGGAGTAGCGGTTTCTACGCTCGCATTTACCAACGCCTGGGTGTGCTACAAAACTATCTATGCCCCGACCGGAAGTTATCTGGTCGACACCATCAATATCCCGTCGACTTTCTATCAGCGCACCTTATACGGCGATGGTCCCGGAAGGACTACGCTTAACCAGTTAGCTTTGAATAACGACACCATCCTACTTGGCACCAGTGGCACGAACGAACACACGATAGAGATACGCGACCTCTCACTCATTGGAGCAGGAACCGGGGGAACGGCCAATGGTATCCACTTGATGGCCAATAGCCCTCTACCCCCATCCAATTTCAAAGTCTCTCGCGTTCAAATAGCCAACTATGGTAATTCAGGTATCTACGACCAGGCGGGGGCATTCTGCACGGTTCTAGATAACGTGCAGATCACCGGTTGCGGCGGCCATCAGTTCGATATGTTGGGTGGAAACACCCTCATGTTCATCAACTGCTATGCCCAGATCGTTCCTACCGTAGCCCGATCAGGGTATCGGGTACACAGCTCATTCCCCACGTTTCTCAATTGCACGGGCATCAATGGCGGGTCATGGTGGGGGATATTCGGCGACACGGTGGCAGAAGATGGAGTACTAAACTATTGCGTACCGTTAATACTCGGCTGTGACATGGAGTCGTTCACAACGGGCGCGATTCGCAACAAGAACAGCAGCTGCTTCATACACAATACCCACATCATCTGTACCGCCAGCAATGTCATAGGCGCTCAGGTCAACGGTCAGCCGGGGACTATCGATGCCTATGAGTCGACGTTCCAGCTCTCTTCCGGATCCTGGCTCAATGGTTTCCCGATACATCAGATTGCGACTGGCCTGGCGCCATTCGACTTCATAGGTAAAGGGCAGAGCACGACCCCCATCACGTTCTGGAACGACGCGGACTCGGCATCGCATACGATGTCGATATTCACCCAGACCCCGGTCGCTACCAATCGCTGGGCTGTTGCCCCTTACGACTTGTATGTGCTGGGTTTGTTACGCAATGCGTTCTCCGGCACTACTGCGTTCTCGGCCGCGACGACTGCGACGGTGACTTTCGCCGGTGGCGCCTCTCAGCCTGACTCCAGCTACGGAGTGGCGATCAGCGCTAATGCCAACAAGACATTCTGGGTCACCGCCAAGGGAACCACAGGGTTCACCCTCAACGCCTCAGGATCGAGCTCCGACTCGGTCGACTGGTTCGTATTCAGGCCTGCCTAAAAACACCTCTGGAGAATTCCATGCCTACGACTCAAGACGCTCAACTCACGATCGCCTACGTCGCCTTCACGGCTCCGCCAGGGAGCGTCGTCGACCACATCACGGTCACCGCGGATGCCGCAACGCCGGCCAACTCACCCCCCAACCAGTCGGTGCCTCCAGGCACCACGTCGGTCGTGTTCTCGAGCCTCACGCCCGACACCTATACGTTCACGGCGCAGGCGTTCCCGGCGAGTGGACCTGGTTTCGGGACTCCGGTCAGTACGACGCTTGTGGTCACCGGCACATCGGTGACTCTTCAAATCCCCGGCACCCTTACGGCTGTCCAGCCCTAATGCGCGCCTGGGCGTGGCTTACCAGATGCGCTAGTCGGATCATCATCATCATCCGGCCGCACCGTATCCACATCCCCGGCAGGATACGGGCGCGCCAGCGGTGAGATGGACCGTGCTACTGCTCCTCGCCGGTTGCTCGACCTCGAGCAGTTTCCACTGCGAGTGGAATCGATCAGTGACTGAAAGCGCAGCCCGTGAATGCCTCGCCGAGGTCGACGCCGGTAAGGCAGGGGCTGCCTGCGAGCGTCTACGGCACGAGGTAGACGCGCACCGGTCCTAGCCTCGTCTCATGATTGCCCGTCCGATGATTTCCGGGATTTGCGGGACGACGGCATTGCCGAGGGCTCTAAGATCGTATTCAGCCCAGAGTCCGGAACGGGCTCCGGCCAAGCCAGCCCCCTTACCTGCGACGCTGATGTCCTGGCAGGGAAATCCTCCACAGATGACATCGGAAAACCCAGGGCCCGCTGAGAATGTTCTGATGTCATCGTGACATGGGACATCGGGCCAGTGCTTTTTGAGCACGGCGCGGCAGTAGGGCTCAATCTCGACAAACTGGACGGTTCGCATTCCGGCTCGCTCGAGGCCGAGGGAGAAGCCGCCGATGCCGGAAAAGAGGTCAAGGACCCTCATGCTTCTCTCCGGCGAGAGCGGCGCGGGCTATTTCTTTCAGAGTCCACCAGCGTTGCGACGCGTGGATATCTCCGAAACTATCGGCGCGCGAATCCGCTATTCGTTCCAGCGCCGCGCGCAGGCGGTCGCGTTCTATGGTCAGATCAGCAACGTCGTTGGCGGCGGCAAGTTGATATGCCCACGCCTTATCCCGCTCCCGCGTCAGGCTGTCGACTGCCGCAATCAAATCAGGATCAGACAGCGGACGGGAAGCGAGTTTGTTCTGCAGTGACTGTGCCAAGGCCTCTGCCTCATCCCGCTCCCGCGCTAGGCGCTCGATCTCGGCGGCGGCGTCGGTGTACCACGGATCGTCGGGGAACGAGCGCAGCCGCTGGAGGAGGTCAGTCATACTCCGCACATCCCTTCGCACTCGTTTCCGAATAGATCGATCTGATCGTCATTCGTTAACTGCACTTGATCTATCGGTTTGCAGGATCGGTGCATGAACTGCTGCTTACTAAGCTTGGGAACTACGCGGATTGCCTTATCTATCTCGACGACATCAGCCCACTCATCCGGTACCTTCTTGATTTCCGCCCACTGCTGATCTGAGTGATACGGGCATCCCAGACAGGATGATTTCGGGGGCGGCGGGTATCCGTTGCGCTCCATCCAGACCAGGCAGTCTGCGCGGGTCATGCGCAGGTCTATGAGCGGCCAGGTGTGGTGCTGCCACAGGTTGCGGCTGGGCTTCATGCGGTGGGCCTCATCCACGCTGATACCTATGCAGACTTGCGCTTGCCCCTTGGGGCCGACGAGCTGGCGCATCTTCCGGCGCAGGGGGTCGATCTTGTACTCGCGCGTGCATTGCCTGCGCCCCATGGCCCCAGGCATATGCCACGGAACCGAGTCGAACCTGCCGCCTGTAGCGTTAGTCTGCCGCATTACAGCTTCGCGCAGATTCCCCTGGGTTACGCGGTGCACCGGGAAGGGCAACTGCTTCTCGAGCCAGTCGAGCCACTGGTACACGGCTTTGGGCTCCCACTGCGTATCGGCGAATATGGCGTGCGCGGCAGGTTCAATCACGCCCTTCGCCATCATCAGGGCCAGAGTGGATGACTGCACGCCGGCGCCAAGGCTAAGAATGCGCAGCCTCTGGAGGAGGTCAGTCATGGCGCGAGACACGAAGCTGCCGGTGGAACGCTCGATCCCTGTGATCTCCACTCAACCGAATATGAAACCAGCTTCCCGGTGGCATCCCACACCGAATCGACGCATCCTGCATAAACTACCGGGGCTCCCCCGCCAGACCGGCCACCCGTCGCGCATTTCGTGTAGGCGAACACGCGCCCCAGGTAGTTAGAAGTGACCGGATCGACACCCGTTACCACGTAGGACTCGGGGTTAACAGGCCCGCACTGGTGCGCAGATACCTGGAAGACAGTCGGAAGATGGAAGACCACTTGCGCCTCGACGGGAGCCGAAACCAAAAATGAGATCAACACACAAGCTAGAGTTTTCATATGAGACCTCGGTTAAACAGGTAAACGACCCACGCGACGAAGGCAGCGAAGAGAACCATCACGATAATGATGGACTCCACCACCGCCCTTATTTGTAGAGCCAAACAATGGACGACGCGATCAGCGAGATCATGATGAGGGCGGAGCCAAGGAGCAGCAGGATCGCCACCCAGTTGACTCCGCCCAGTTTCATGCGCGCTTCCTCAACTCTGTCTCACGTGCATTTGAGCTTTTTCGTCTCATATCATAAAGCGCGTCTATTAGCCTGCACCGACGCGCTTTATGA